AGAACCAAGTATCCCACCGATCCGCCCACCAGTCGCGAAGGCCGGACATGGCTTCCTCGCGAATTGAGAACGGAATGCGCTGCTCGCTCATCTTGCCGGCGCTGCGAACAGCGTGGCGAAGCTGATTGATCACGAAGTCGTCGGTGTAGGTCGAGAGAGCTTCCTCGTTGCCCTCCTGGGTGTTGTCACCCTGCACGCCGTCGCCGGTCAACTGCATGCGCAGAGTCACGCGGACACGATCGCCCGGCCCTTTCTTGGTGTCGTTGCGCATCTGGATGACGGAATCGTCACCCTCGCCGATGAACTTCTGGATATAGGTCGCCTTCAGCGCTTCACGAGCGAGCCTGCGCGACCACAGCTTGACCGCCTCGTTGGCGTTCACGCCATAGTTAGTGACTGCCATCTTGTGGCATCCTTTCTGTGTGGCTTGTTGGGATAGTGCGCGGTGCTCTGCTCTTGACGCCGGCAGGCTGGCAGCATCGATTGCGGCTCGATGGGGCCGAAAACGCTAGGGAACACGCAGGTTTCGCGGTTGTCGGCCCGCGATGGCCGAGGTATTCTATGAATTCGAGCAGGGATAGGGACGCGAACGCGCGTTAAAAACCCAGGGTAGTTCCTGGGGATGCAGGAGGTGGGAAAGCAGGGGAAACCCGGTAAGCCAACTGCCGATACTGCACTCTCGGCCTGTAGTAGGGCGGCACGGCGCGCCACTGAAGAGAACAAATTCCGTGCATTACCCCAACAATCCTGCATTCTTCATGCGCTTGAATTCCTTGTCGGCCTTGTCCGGGTCGTCAAGGTAGAGCTGGGCCAGATCGTCGGCGCTCATCGCGTTGTTGGATGATGCACCGCCGCCGGAAAGGGATTTCGACGCCGCCATGCCGGCCTTGGTCGCCGTGATCGGCGTTGCCTGGGCGGTCGCCTTGCGCGAGATCTGCGGCACGGCCGGAGCCTGTGCCTTGTAGCCGCGCTGGTGGGCAATCTTGTAGTATAGCTCGGCCGGCGAAACGCCCATCTGCAGCGCTTGGCGTGCGATCGTGATCCGGTCGTTGTTGAGCACCGCGGCGCGAAGATCGGCCGGCGAGTTGTAGCCCTGCTGTTCCGCGTAGGCTTGCGCCGTGTCCGGGATCATCAGCTCGAGTTCCTTGACGCGGGATTCCTCGAGGAACGTCACGGCCGGGTCATAGTCGGGGTTGGCCGAGCGCATTTCCTGCTCGGAGCGCTGCACTTCGCCCCAGAAGCGTTGCTCGTGCTGTGCGCGCTGGAATTGCTCGACGGTCTGTTGCGTGCCCTGCGTGAGCTGCTGAATGACGCGCTCTTGCTCGGCCAGCTTGTGCTGAAAGAACCCGATCGGGTCTTCGTCGAGCGTCGGCACCTTGGGCTGTTCGACCTGGGGCTGTGCTGCCCGCTGGCGATCGGCAAGCACTTGACGGAGCACCTGCTCCATCTGCTGAGCACGTTCGGCCAACTGCTTGCGGGTGGCGCGTTCCTCGCCCAAGGCGCCCTGAAGCTGCTTGTGGCGCTTGTCGAGTTCCTCATACGGGAGCGGCTTTTCGGCCTTCTCGGATTCAACTTCGACCTTCTCTTCCGCCGGCGGCTCTTCCTTGGCGGGTTCTGCATCGCCTTCCGCTTCGACTTCGGCCTCGTCGCCGTCGTCGCTCACGTTCTTCTCAAGCTCAGCCCATGCGGCGGCTTCGGCGGCGTCCACGGTATCGGTCACAGTCTCTTGGCGGTCGCTCACTGGCGGTTTCCTGGCGGTTGTTGAGGTTCAAGCGTCTGCTGGTAGGCTTGCTTTGTTGCCTGCACGGCTCTGGCCTGGTTGAGCACGGCCTGGGTCTCGTCCTTCGCTGCCGTGGCGGCTTCCTTGCGCAGCGCGAGTTGCTGGCCGGCCTGCTGGATCTGCTCTTGCGCCGGGTCGGGTTGGCCCGCTTCCGCCAGTGCCTTGCCGATCTTGGCCGATACGCTCGACGGCAGCGGCGAATAGCGCAGAAACTCTTGCCAGACCTGCATCGGAACGGGCTGCTTGGTCAGGATCGGCAACATCTGGGTCATCATCCCCCAGACGGCTTCCTTCTGGTTCGCGCTCATAGGGGCTTCGTCGACGATCACGTCATACGAGGCCGTTCCGTTCTGTTTCACGAGTGGCACGTACTGCTCTGCGCCCGCTTCCTGCCCCGCGATGCGGATCAGACGGCCGTCGCTGATGTACTCCTGAATGAAGTGCAGCATGATCCGGCCTTGCATCTTGCGATACCGACGAAGGCTGTCGAAGAACACGGCCAGAATGGCGTATCCGGCCTGCTTGCGTTGGGCTTCGAGAACGCCGGCTTGTTCCTTCTGCACGAGTCCGAGCAATTCGAGGTTGATGCCCGTAACCTGGGGCATCGATCCGACCGCAAACTCAAGTAGGCGATCGAGCCCTTGCGGGTATGCCTTGGCCTCGCGCTCTTGGATCGAGCCGCGGCCGAGCGCGCCAGCCTTCACCTCGATCATGCCGTCAGGCTTGGCCCAATCCTCCATCGCCTTGCGCGGGTTCTCGAATGCGTCTTTCTCGTACAGAACGCCGCCTTTGCTCGACGTGTTGAGGATGTGCAGGATCTGGGAAAGCCACTTGTTGGCCCACATCTGCGGGTCCATCATCGCCCGCACGATGCCGTACCAAGTCCCGTGGTTGCGATCCCGCTTGCCGGTGATGCAGTTGAACGTGAACTGGTTGCAGTCGATCTTGCTCTTCGGCTCAAGTAGCACGTTGCCCGACGTGAACGCCTGATAGTATTTGCGCACCTTCAGCTTGATCGCCGGCGGCGGCTGCATCCCAACAGCGATGAACTGCTGAACGATGGCCTTGTACTCGTCGGGCTCCATTGTGGCGGACTGGCCAGACTGCTCATCGGAAATCTTGAACGCCTCTTCCAGCTCCCACCACTGGAAATGCTTGATCCAGACCTTGCCCTTGTTCTGGTCCTCGCCGGTGACTTCCGGGTCGCCGTTCTCGTAGTCGTCGCCCGCGCCGGACTGGCCACGGCCAATCATCATGTCCTGATCGGCGCCGTCGTTGCCGGAAGACAGGATCTTGTCTTTCCATTCCTTGGGCAGTTCGGAACGGTTGCGATAGCGGGCGCGGTAGCAGTATTGCCGATCAGCGAGGTTACGCTTACGGGCGCTCGGGTCGCTCCACATCTCGAACGGGTCGATGCGGTCGATGCGGATCGTCCCCTCGGGATCGATCTCGTAATCCATGCGGGTTTCGGTCCAACCCATCCCGCACACGATCACGTCGGAGAACGCATCGCTTTCTTCGTCTTCCGCATCGCAGATATCACGAGCCCAATCGTTGGCCGCGCTGATCACCTCGTTGACTTGCACATCGCCTATCTCGCGCGGAACGAAGCGCACCTCTTGGCGGTTGAGGATCTCAGCGCCGAGCACCGCGTCGACCATCGGCCCCGTGCGGTTGAACACGATCGGCTGGCGCATCTGCTCCAACAGCGCAGCCTTGTCGTCGGATGACCACTGGTTGCCGGCCACGAAGTCGTATGCACGCCGCGATTCCACCCGCCACGATGACCAGTGCTGCCGCGCCTGCTTTTCCCAGGACTGGAGCTTGCGAACGAGTTCCTCGTCTTCGTGCTCCTGGCCTTCTGGGCCTTCGTGTTCTGCGGTATCGTCGGGAGCCGATGACAGCTCGTCGTCGTCGCTCATGCCGCCCACGCGCTGCCTCCTGCGCGACGGCGGGTGTAGCGGTCCTTAGCTTCAGGGATGTAGTCGGGCGTGAACCCACAAGCGCCGGTCATGTACGCATCAGCCCCGTGCGATGACCAATCATGCTCGGGCTCGCTGCGATACGTGGCACGGCGCTCGTCCCATTTCTTGCGGTAGTTGTCCAAGCACTGAATCCCACGGGTGCAGTGTTCCTCGTCGATCCAGCTCATCGCCAGCATGTTGCGAGCGGCCTCGATCGCGTTCATCTTGTTGTCAATCCGCGGGACCACGATGAAATCGATACCGAGGTCGCGGGCCACATCCACAGTTGCTTTCGCACCGGGCAAAATCCAATGCGAGTTGTCGAGATCGTGCGGGCCGTAGTGCTTGCCGTACTTCCAGCCTCGCGCCGCCGCCTTCTCCCGAAGGATGCGCGCATAGAATTCAACGCCCTCTCCGCTGTTCTCGTAGTAGTCGACGAAGTGATGCATCTGGCCATGGCCCTGGTGAAACCAGATCGACGTGTTGTCGTCCTTGCCGATGTCCCAGAACGTGTTGACCGGGCGGGATGGATCGAGCGGAACCTTGCCGATACGCCGTGCTTCGCGGGCCTTGCTCATCTGGGTCTTGAAGTAGGCACCTTCGACGCTGGCCGCGAACGCTTCGTCAAGGAAGCTCGGAAACTCCCGCCCCATGTCGTCGGGGCCGATCAGCTTCCGCTTCAGCGTGTACCAGTTTTTCTGGCCCTCGCTGAGCTTGATCCCGTG